GAATGGAACGAACTAAAAGATGCTGTCGCTCAACCATCTGGTCTTTCCATAACATCTAGTATTGGCTCTGTTGATGTACCTGATGTAATTTTAACTTTAACTGGTCAATCATTTACAGCTTCACAAGGTGAAGCATTTAATCCGGTAGTAACAGAAGGTGTGTCAGCATCTTTTTCTATTGGCTCTTTAACTGTAGATGATGTTCATCAAGGTTTAACTTCAAGTGCAATTACATCAAGCATAGGCGTAATAACTCCTGCAGATATGGTTGTTGGTTTATCCGGTCAATCATTTACAGTTTCACAAGGAACAGCTTTTGCACCAAATGAAACAGTATTACCATCTGGTCAATCAATAACAATATCTCAAGGAACTGCAATAGGATCGTCTTCACAAGAAGCAGATTTAACAGGTCAATCATCTACTGTAAGTTTAGGAACAGTAACAATACCAAACGATACAGTATTACTATCAGGTATATCAGCATCCTTTAATTTAGGGTCTATCGTTGGATTAGGAGGAGCTGTTGCTCAACCAACAGGACAGTCTGCTACAGCTGCTGTTGGATCTTTAACAATAGAAGAAGCTTTAGGATTAACAGGCCAATCATTTAGTGCTAGTGTAGGATCAATTTCTTTAGCAGATATTCAAGTTGGATTAATTGGCCAATCTGCAACATTTAATATTGGAGCTGTAAATATCTTTGCATATGGTGATGTTGACACTGGCTCAAATACGTCTTATAGTAATGTTTCAACTGGATCGAATGATACATATTCGGATGTTGCAACTGGATCAAATACAAGTTATAGTGACGCTGCATAGGAGATAATTTATGGCATCTACATTTACACCTTTAGGTGTTGAACTTCAGGCTACCGGTGAAAACGCTGGAACTTGGGGAAATAAAACAAACGTAAATTTACAACTTATTGAACAAATAGCTGGCGGGTTTACACAACAAGCATTAACAAGTGGTGGAACTGTTACATTAACGAGCACTGATGGAGGAACAGGAGATGTTCTTGCACACAGAATGATAGAGTTTACTGGATCTTTATCTGGTAATGCAGTGGTAACAATTCCTAATGATGTTCAAAACTTTTATATATTAAAAAATTCAAGCACAGGAGCTTATACAGTTCAATTTAAATATGCTTCAGGATCTGGAGATAGTTTTACTTTTGGAGCCACACAAAAGAAAACAGCTATAATTTTTGCATCTGGTAATCCAGATACAACAGATCCTAAAATGATCGAGATTCAAACTGGTGGAGATGTTGTTGATGATACATCACCACAATTAGGTGGTGATCTAGATACTAACAGTTTTAATATTGCATTTGATGATGCACACGGAATTAACGATGAAAATGGAAATGAACAAATAGTATTTCAAACAACATCATCTGCAGTAAACCAAATAGACATAACAAATGCTGCAACAAGTAATGCACCATCTATTCAAGCAACTGGTGGCGATTCTAATATAAGTTTAAAAGTTGGACCTAAAGGAACAGGTCTTATAGAAGTTTTAGGTGCAACAAATCCAGGTTCAATTCAGCTTAACTGTGAGTCTAATTCCCACGGGATTAAACTTACATCACCCCCACATAGTTCTGGGCAGAGCTATGAGCTAAAATTTCCTACAGGAAATGTAACAGCAGATAGATTTTTAAAAGTAGCTTCAGTATCAGGTTCAGGCACAACGGGTGTTGGACAATTATCATTTGCTGAAGTATCAGGCGGAACTTCTTGGCAAGCAGTAAAAACTTCTAATTTTACAGCAGCAGCTGGTGAAGGTTATTTTATTAATACAACATCAGGTGCCATAGAAATGGATTTACCTGCAGGAAGCATTGGAGATGAAATATCTTTTATAGATTACGCAGGAACATTTGATTCAAATGCTCTAACAATAGATCAAAACGGAACAGAAAAAATTGCAGGATCAACAGATCCATTAACGGTTTCAACAGAAAGAGCAGCAAATACTTTAGTATATGTAGATAGTACACAAGGTTGGCTCTTAAAGAATAATTAAGGAGATCAATGGCTGCTTATAAAGATATAGTAGGTCAGAAGATTACCAAAGTAACTTCTAACCCTGGTGAACCTAAAACAGGTCAGATGTGGTATAACTCCACTGATGGAAAACTTAGAGGTTTAGGAATTACTACAGCTTGGGTTACTGGTGGTACTTATCTTGATAACGTTTTTGGTGTTGGTTTAGGTGGACCAGTTAGTGCTGCTATCGGAGCAGGAGGTTATGGTCCTCCAGGACCCTCTAGTCAAAATGCAGCGGCAGAGTATGATGGTTCAGGTTGGACTTCTATTTCAAATATAAATACAGCTAGGGGTGCAGTAGGATCATCTAAACAAGGTACACAAACAGCTTTTTGGATTGCAGGTGGTTCAAGTCAAACTGGAAAAACAGAGGAGTGGAATGGATCATCTTGGTCAGAAGATGGAGATTTAAATACAGGGCGTAGATTAAGTGGAACTGCAGGATCATTGACGGCAGGTTTAGCTTTTGGTGGTTATGCTTCTCCAGCAGGAACTGCAAATAGTGAAGAATATAATGGAACGTCTTGGTCAGAAGGAAATAATTTAGGAGCCTCGCTTTATTATAATACTGGTTTTGGAAGTCAGACAGCAGCTATCTCAGCCTGTGGTAATACAGGTTCTCCTGACACTGGAGTAAACAATTCTTATCAATATGATGGAACATCTTGGACATCTTTACCTAACGTTAGTTATTCTCAACAACAGGGTGGTTCACATGGGAATACATCAGAAGGTTTTGTTTACGGTGGAAGTGGATCCCCCTCTACATATCTAAACACAACAAGTGAGTGGAGTGGGACAGCATGGTCAACAATTCCTCAAACCTTACCTTCTCCAGCTAGAGCATGGAATGGAACTGGAGCTACAACTTCTGGTTTACAATTAGGAGGAAGCAGTCCTTCTCTTTCTAATGGGACAACAAATACAAATGAGTTTACTCGTAATACAAATGTAGTAACCGCTGGAGCATGGGCTAGTGCTGCTAACTATCCTGCAGCAGGTTATGGTGGAGCAGGTTGTGGAACATCAACCGCAGGATTAGGTTTTTCAGGACAACCTACAGCATGGAATACTCTTACATGTAAATTTGATGGTTCTTCTTGGACTACATCTGGAGCCTTACCATCTGGTAGAAGATATATGGCTGGATTAGGAACACAGACCGCAGCACTAGCATCACAAGGTTCAACAATAGGTGGTTCAGGAGATGAAACAACAACCGAAGCTTATGAATTTGATGGTAGTTCTTGGACTGCTGCAAACGATGCTAGCAATCGAAAATTTTTGTTAGCAGGATTTGGAACACAGACTGCGGGAGTAACTTGTGGTGGAGATAGTCCTTCTGTAGGTCCAAATCTAACTACATCAGAGGAGTATGACGGAACCAATTGGTCAACTGGTGGAACTATGAATACAGGTCGTGCAAATCTTGCAGGTGCAGGAATTCTGACAGCAGGTATAGTGTATGGAGGAATTAATCCTCCACCTGGATCAAGTGCATCAGAAACTTATAATGGTAGTTCTTGGACAACAGGACCTAGTCTAAACAGAGGTGTATTTTCTTTAGGAGGAACTGGGGCAACTAATAGTGCAGCGTTAGGTATGGGAGGATACACATCTCCTCCTACTCAGATAACAGGGACAGAATTATATAATGGAACTGCTTGGATAACTCAACCAAATATGGCTAGAGCAAGAGGCTATAACTCATTAAGTTTTGGAACAAGCACTTCAGCAGTAACAGTAGGAGATTATCCTGCATCTAATACAGCTGAAATATTTACTGGAGAAACAACAGCAGCTAATGTAACAGACTTTAGTACGGAATAATTATGACAACATATAGAAATATACACGGACGATCAATTCAGGCAGTAACAACTGATCCAACAGGAGATATTACTGAAGGTCAAATCTGGTACAATACAAGTAGTGATACTTTTAAAAGTGTATTGGTTACTGAAGCATTTTCAAGTGCTACTAATTTACCAGCAGCAGCTTTTAGAAGAACAGGCTTTGGAACACAAACCGCAGGGGTTATTGCAGGTGGATCATCTACATCTACAAACAGATTAACTACAACTGAAGAATACAATGGATCTGGTTATTCTGTGGGTGGAACATTAAATGAAGGAAGAAGACTTTCATCAGGTGCAGGCACACAAACTGCAGGTTTATTTTATCTAGGAGCTGGACCAGGTGGTGATACAGACGTAAGCACAAAAAACGAATCGTATAATGGAACTTCTTTTTCAGAGGTAGGAGATTTAACTACAGCACGACAAGGTGCTGCAGGAGATGGTTCACAAACTGCTGCGTTTGCTGCAGCAGGTTCTATCGCTCCTGGACCAAGTGATGCTGCTGAAACTTGGGATGGATCTAGTTGGACAAACATACCCTCAGTAAATACAACACGAAGATTTGTATCAGGAAATGGAACTCCAAGTGCTGCAGTTATATTTGGTGGAGAAACAACACCCTCTGGAACACCAACTGCAACTAGAAAAGCAACGGAAGAATATAATGGATCGTCTTGGACCTCAGTAAATTCTATGAATACTGGAACCGCAGCAGGAGGTTCTGGTGGTACTCAAACAGCATTAATATCTTTTGCAGGAAGAGCCCCATCAGTATTAAGTGGTGCAGAGGCTTATGACGGAACAACTTGGAGTGCTTCTCCAGCAACTTTAACAACAGCTAGAAGTATGGTTGCAGGTTTAGGTTCAGGAACTCTTGCTTTATGTGCAGGTGGTGAAACAGGACCAGGACCTAATACTGCTGCTTCAGAAGAATTTACCAAAACAATAAACGTCATTACAGCTGCAGCATGGGCCAGTGGTGGAAATTTAAATACTGGTAGAAATGGAGCAGGAGGATGTGGACCTCAAACTGCTGCTATGGCTTATGGTGGTCAACAAAACCCTGGAACAGCTACAAAAGGTGAGACAGAACAATACGACGGAACTTCTTGGACAGAGGTAAATGATTTAAACACTGTTAGATATACTGGTGGGCCTTCTATTCAAGGAACTCAAACAGCAACAATATATTTTGGAGGAGCAAGACAAAGTCCAGATGTTGCTGGTTATAATAATACAGAAACCTGGAATGGATCTAGTTGGTCTGAAGTGGCAAATTTAAATGAAGCTAGAGAAGAAATAGGTGGTGCAGGAACTTCAACTTCTGCAGTAGGTTTTGCAGGAAATCCTTCAACAGCAACGACAACAACAGCAACAGAAGAATGGGACGGATCTAGTTGGACATCTGTAAATGCCATGCCTGGAGCAGACAGAGCTTATGCAGGGGCAGGGTCACAAACAGCAGCGCTTGCTTGGGGTGGTAAAGGATCTCCTAAAGCATCAACTTATGAATACGATGGTACTAATTGGACGGCAGGTGGTGATTTAATCACAGCTAGATGTCGTCAAGGATGTGCAGGAACACAAACAGCAGCACTTGGATACGGAGGAGATACTCCTTCTACTTATCCAACAGCTACAGAAGGTTATGATGGAACAGCGTGGTCTACAAGACCTAGTATGGCAGCTGGGAGACAGAGACTTACTGCAGGTTCAGGATCACAAACAGCAGCTTTGGGTTCTGGTGGGTACTCAACAACTACATCATCAGTAACAGCAACAGAAGAATTTACTGGAGAAACAGAAACAGCTAATGTTAAGACTTTGACTCAAAGTTAAACTATGGTATACAAATTTAAAAAGGAGGACTAAACTATGGCACACTTTATATATGGAGTAGCTGAAAACACAGGCAAAGGATTTTTTACTGCAGAAGACAGAAGAAAATTCTTCCTTAGAGGTTATCCTGCAAACGTCTGGATGGTTGGCAACAACGTCGATGGCGCTATGTGGTTAGCTGAAAAAGGAGCTCGTGAAAAGACAAAAGAAGAAGCACAAGCTTTGATTGACGCTGAAGTACAAGCGGCACAAGCTGAGTGGGATGCATTGTCTGACGAAGAAAAAGCTATTCGTGAAAGACCAGCTGATGTAGTATTGCCATAAGGATATTCTAAATGGCAACTTACGAAGAAATATATGGTAAGAGAGTAAAAGAATTTGACTCTGACCCCACGCTCGATTCGAGTTATGAGGGACAGGTTTGGTATAACTCAGGCTCAGGTGTATTAAAATCTGTAGTAACATCTTTTGCTTTTAGAAGCACAACAAGTTTACCTTCGGGAAGAGATTATGGAACAGGAGGAGGAGCAACTCAAAATGCATCATGGGCAGCTGGAGGAGAAGAAGGATCTACACAAATAAACACTACTTATGACTATGATGGTTCAGGGTGGACTCAGTCAGGTAATATGGGTGATGCTAGAATTAGAATGGCTCTTGGAAACATGGGCCCTCAAACAGCAGGACTTGGAGTAGGTGGTTATTCTCCAGGAATAGTTGCAGGTGTTGAAGAATATGATGGATCAACTTGGACTGGTGGAACTTCATTACCAGGGGCTTTACAACAAGCTGGTGGAGCGGGTCCACAGACAGCTAATATAATTTTAGGAGGTGGAAACCCTACTACATCATTGTCTTACAATGGAAGTTCATGGTCTTCTGAAGGAAGTTCTAGTGAAGCTTTTGCTTATTATGGACTTGCAGGAGCAAATAGTGAAGCATGTTTAGCTTTTTATGGAGCAGAAGGGCCTCCAGGTACAAATAGAACTACAGGTGAAGAATACAACGGCACGTCGTGGACAACTGTCGTAGGAACTTTACCTAATCAAGGAAATTCAGGGGGAGCTACAGGAACCGTTACCTCCGCTATTTTTGCTGGTAATAGTACAACAGTTAGATCTTACGATGGTACTTCCATAACATTAGAACCTTCTATGACACAATCAAGAGGAAACGGATATATAGGTGGGACTGCAACAAGTGGTATAACATCCGGAGGATCAGCTCCAGGATCAACTGCTAATTGTGAAGAATTTGACAAATCAATCAATACAATCACTGCAGCAGCATGGGCAGCTGGTGGAACAGTTCCTTATGCATCTAGACAAAACATGTCGTTTGGAACACAGACAGCAGCCATAGCTTGTGGAGGACATCCTCCTGGAAATCTAAATACTTCTGTTAGTTATGACGGCACAAGTTATTCAAGCACACCTAATTTAAATTCAGCAACAAGAATAGGAGGTGTTGCAGGAACTCAAGCAGCTGGATATGAATATGGAGGAATACAACCTCCTGGAACTTATAACGTTAATACGCAAACCTGGAATGGAAGCTCTTGGTCTAATAGTCCATACAATTTAAATAATGGTACATATGGTATGATGAGCTGTGGTACTTCAACTGCTGCTCTAAGTGCAGGTGGAGAAGACCCAGGAGGTTCACCTTGGAATGTAACAGAAGAATACGATGGAGAGGGTTGGACTTCAGGGAATACTATGCCTGTTTCAAGATATTATGGTGCAGGCGATGGAACTCAAACATCAGCATTTATTGCAGCTGGATCAGCTCCAGTAAATACCACAACTTTAGAATATGATGGAACAAATTGGACAACAGGTGGTAGCCTAATTACTAACACTGGAGCTGGAGCGGGAGCTTCGGGAGAAAACAGTGATTCAGGATTGGTTTTTGGTGGAGCACCTGCTGTAGCTGTAACTCAAGGATATGATGGAACATCATGGTCTACTAGACCATCACTTGCAACTGGAAGAGGCTTTACTACTGGTAATGGAACGGCTACAGCTGGCTTAATAGTTTCAGGTGGGCCACCAAGTGGAACGTCAACAGCAACAGAAGAATTTACAGGAACAACAGAAACCGTTACGTCTAAAACATTGACAACCAGTTAAGATAATATATAGTCATCAACGAAAGGATATTATGACAGAAAAAAGAAATATACATGCATTAATAGAAAAAGAAGCACCAAGTTTAAATAATTTATTAGATCCAGAAGATGTAAAACAGTTTAAGGCTATGACAGCCGAGCTTCGTGACACATGGACCAAGAAACAGGTGTTTAGAACAGAAACAGAAATGAGAATGTCTGTTCTTCAAGACATGAAGTATCCAACTAAAGCTGCAAAGTATTGGCAGTGTGTTAGAGAACAAAACGTATTCTTAGAAAACTTAATGAGTCTATCGTTTGATTGCAGAAGATCAGAAGCTAAAGTTAAATGGTTAGAAAAAAAGATTGAGACAGAACAAGACGAATATAAATTAGAAAAATATAAAATAGATTTAGACGAAGCAAGATATGGTTTAGCTAATATGCAACTTGTAGCTAGAGACAGAATGAGAGAGATTAAACTTTGGTCTACGTTAAAAAAAGAATTTGATGATGGCACATTTGATACGAAAGATGTCAATAGACATCAATTAGATTCTTATCATATGATTATGAAAAATAAAGCAGAGACATTAACATCTGGTTCAAGTCAACCAGAAGTGTTTAATGTGTTAGGTCAATTAAAAAGTATAGAAAGAGTTAAAAAATCAGGAGAAATGATTTACAACAAGAAAGAGCAATTAACCAGTGACCTTGGAGCAAAAGAAAAATAAACAATTATTTTTTTTAGTAGCGCAACCTAGATCGGGTAATACTTTATTTACAAGTATTATGAATCAAAACCCAGATATAGCATGCACACCTAATTCTATTACGTTAGAAATAATGAAAGATTTATTTTTATTAAAAGATACAGATGTATTTCAAAACTATCCAGATCATAAATCTTTAGATAATGTATTAGATGTCGTGTATGATACTTACTATAAAGATTGGCCACAACCAATAATCATTGATCGTGGACCCGTTATGACAAAAGGTAATTTTGCATTAATGCAGAAACATTTTAAAAGACCTTTTAAATGCATTGTAATATTAAGAGATGTTATGGATGTTTTAGCAAGTTATATAAAATGGTATACAGAAAATCCTGATGCATTTCCTAATAGATTTGGTTTTAAAAATGATGAAGAGAAACTAAGCCAAATTATGAATGTAGATGGTGCCGTTGCAAAAGATTTAGAAGCAATTAAGAATGCATTTAATTATCCAGATATATGTCACTTTGTTAAGTATGATGATTTAGTTGCACAACCAGAAGAAGAATTAAAAAAAATATATCAATTTATGGGAGTGTCATATTATAAGCATCGGTTTGAAGACTTGCAACAAGTAGAAGTTAATGGTATGAAATACAACGATACTATCGTAGGAAAGAATATGCACACAATTAGAACTGTTGTTAGAAAGGTAAACAACCCTTACATTGATAAAATACCAGAAAGGATAAGACAAAAGTATGAACACATCAGATTTTAAATTTGTATTTTTAGGTCAATCTGTTTTAAGATATCAAGTGCCTCTTGATATATACCATGTGTTAAATGGTATATATGAAACAAAATTTCCTGAATTAAAACCTGCTAATAAGCAATTAGTTGGTAAAATAGAAAAAGAACATAGTTTATTTTTTGATGGTCAAGATAGCGAAAAAATGACTAAACATAATTTGTTACCACGAAATGTTTTAATTTGGTTTCATGAAAAATTTAGACACTACCTAGAGTGGAACAAAGTAGTAGATTACAAAATGCATTTTAATTCTGCTTGGGTAAATCAAATGTTTGAACATGAATATAACCCAGTGCATGTGCATCAAGGATCATTGTTTACAGGTCTATCTAGTGTCATGATTTTAAAACTACCATCTAGTTTTGGTGTAGAATACTCATCACCAGATGCACCACAAAATGGTAGACTACAAATTTTAGGATCATCTAGTGGTCAGTTTGCAAATGTTGATTATCAACCAGATATAAAGGAAAGAGACTTTTATATATTTCCATATGATATGAGACACACCGTTTATCCATTTAATGGACCAGGTATGAGACGAACGTTAGCAGCAAACATGGATGTAGAGTATAATCCAATTAAAAATAGAGGAGTAAGTTAATGTACGAAAATAGACATATTACAGAACCTAAATGGAAGAGTTGGATAATACAAACAACAACTCCATTATTTACACCTGATCAGTGTAGACAGATTATTGAGTCTGGTCGAAAACAACCACCACAGACAGCACAGGTAGGTATGGGTAAACCCGGAAGTGGAACTGATACAAAGAAAAGAGTTACAACAATTAGTTGGATACCATTTAAAGAAATGGGTCACATGTATCGTGATCTTAATAATTTTATACAAAAAGCAAATGAGAATCATTTTGGGTTTGGAGATATACAGGTCACAGAGAATGCACAGTTTACAGAATATCCAGAAGGAGGATTCTATGATTGGCATATGGATTGTGATGTAAACATGACTCACGAACCACCTGTTAGAAAAATATCAATGACATTATTGTTAAATGACCCATCGGAGTTTGAAGGAGGACATTTAGAACTTATGGCACCTGGAAAATTTGCAGAACTCAAACAAGGTCATGCTATTATATTTGCATCTTTTATAAATCATAGAGTACAACCAGTGACAAAAGGTGTAAGACAATCTCTTGTTGTTTGGTTTGGAGGTAAACCATTTAGATGATTAAAGAACAATTTTTTCCAACAAACATATATGGTAAAGATGTAAAATTAGACAATCAACTTTTTGCTAATGAAATAATTGAATGGTCTAAACGAGACCCTGGTGTTAAAAAAACAAACCGTAATGGTTGGCATTCAACAACAGAAATGCACAAGATGCCTGTGTTTCAACCTCTAGTAAATGAATTGTTTATAATGATGCAGGATATATGGAAAGAAGAATGGCTAGATAAAGAACCTGTATTAGGAAATATGTGGGCTAATATAAATCCGCCTGGTGGATATAACGCTCCACACATACATCCTAATAGTTTATTCAGCGGAGTATATTACATAAAAGCTCCAAAAAAATCAGGAGGTCTAGTTTGTAATGACCCAAGACCAGGGGTTCAATTAAACATGCCTACTAGAAAACCAAATAAACCACCTAAAGATTTATGGAGAGAGGTGCATTTAGAACCTATTGAGGGTAGAATAATTATGTTTCCATTTTATCTTTGGCATAATGTTGAACCGAATCTATCTAATGATATAAGAATATCAGTAAGTTTTAATTTTATACAACATGGCTTTCAATAAATATCACGTAATTAAAGGTGCTGTATCATACGAGTTAGCTAATTTCGTATTTAATTATTTTTTACTTAAACGTGATGCAACTAAATTTATGTATGAAAATAATATTATAGCTGACACAGGTATGTTTGGAACATGGACAGATAAACAAATACCTAATACTTATTCACATTATGCAGATCCTGTTATGGAAACATTACTTGTTAAAATGTTACCTGTTATGGCTAAAGAAACAGGACTACAATTAATACCTACATATTCTTATTCTAGGATATATAAAAAAGGTGATGAATTAAAAAGACACAAGGATAGACCCTCTTGTGAGATATCTACCACATTAAATTTAGGTGGAGATCCATGGCCTATATTTATCGACGGTACGGGGTCTGACAACGTCATAGACGAGTATAAAAACATACATAAGCCCAATGCACCCAAAGGTACTAAAGTCTTGCTTGAAGTAGGAGATATGCTAGTATATAGTGGATGCGAACTTGAACATTGGCGAGAGCCTTTTGACGGGGACATTTGCGGCCAAGTATTCTTGCATTATAACCATGTAAATGGCCCATTTGCTGAAAAAAACAAATTTGATGGAAGACCTATGCTAGGTCTACCAGCATTTGTAAAATAGTATTATAATGGAGTCGTATGTTACAAAAAATAGGTTTTGCACCTGGAATCAATAAACAAATCACAGCCACTGGAGCAGAGAGTCAATGGATAGACTGTGATAATGTTAGATTTAGATATGGTATTCCAGAAAAAATAGGTGGTTGGAAACAACTAGGAGACGATGCACTTACAGGTGCAGGACGTGGTCTTCATCATTTCGTAAATAGTAAAGCTAGAAAATATGCAATCATTGGCACAAACAGAATTTTATATGCGTACTCAGGTGGTGTATTCTATGATATACACCCAATCAAATCTACAAACACACTTACAAGTGCATTCACCACGACTAACGGATCATCAACTGTTACAATAACTTTTAGTGGAGATCATGGTATATCTGCACAAGATATTATTTTATTAGATAATTTTAGTGCAATAACTAATTCAAACTTTGCTGCTGCAGATTTTAATGATAAAAAATTTATGGTAACTACTGTGCCATCAAGCAGCACTATAACTATTACAATGCCATCAAATGAATCTGGATCCGGTGCAACAACATCAGGTGGTATTAGAGCACAACATTATTATCCTGTAGGGCCTGCTGTACAAGCAAAAGGTTTTGGTTGGTCTCTTGGATCTTGGGGTGGTGAGGTAGCTGGTGAACCTACTACTACATTAACTAATGGTATTACTGATACTGTAACGTCTGGAATTATATTAGGAGATGTATCACAGTTTCCAGACTCAGGTACAAATTTTATAAAAATAGATAATGAAGAAATATCTTACACA